TTCAGCGCCTCCGACAAGGCGGCAATCCGGTTTGTGAGCTCGTTGATTTCCTCTAGCTGGTCTTTGTAGAACACAAAGTCCGGAACCGGGATGAGGGTCCGGCGCTGAAGGGTGCTATACGCGGGCCGGGGGCAGGGGAAGAACCCTTCCAGCTTCAAGTGTGGCTTGCCCTGGTCGAGAACTTGGTCGCAGCCCTCAGAAACCCAGACAACCTTGTTCTGTGTCTTGCTCCAAATCTCCCAAAACCCCGCCTTAAGCAACCCGTTATCGTTGCCGTTTTCGTCCTTCTGGATCTCATAAGCGGCCTTTTGATAGAGGTCGCCGGAATGCTTTTGAAACCGCTTGCGGGCCTCTCTCTTGGTGAGAAACGCCCGTTTAGCTACCCATCCGACTTCATACCAATAGCGGGCGGGCTCGTGGAGGAAGTCGCGGCGATCTGTGTGCACAATGCAAACGGATTCATACGGCTTGGTTTCCGGCTCATACGTCACCCACGGCACCGCACGAGCAGACATCACAAGATCGTCGCGGCAATGCTTCATCACGTCGTCAATCGTCGTCATGTCGAAGGCGACGGCAACTGAACGCTCTAGAAACTCCGCGGCATTTCTCACAACGGGGTCGTTGTTGTTGAACCGGGCCGTTACGGCCGGGACGGGCGGGCGGGAATAGATCGAAGGCCCCAGGACCTGAATATTGGCCCAGAACATTTGGAACTCTCGAGACCGATCGAGCGCCGCCATCCGCTCTAAGTCGGCGAAGAGCTTGTCGATCGAGTCGCATTTATCGTGGTATGCCTCGAATTGGCGCCGGGCGTGGGCGAGCATCGCTAGCCACCCCTTGGACCCCTTCGGCTCTTTCGGATCGTCTAGTTTGTAATCGCCTTCCTCGTCGTCTGAGGCTTTCCGGGTCTCGTTGAAGTCGTCCGCCATCTAGTGTCCGCCCCATGTAATGTCCGCCCCGAAGAACTCCGCCTGCCGGGCGTCAAAGAGGCGTTGAACCGTGTTGAGCCCATACGGCGGGTCTTGCAGATAGGCATATTCCCAGAGCGCCCGCGTGGCCCGATCCTCCCCGATGTGGAGGCGCTTCTTGCGGCGCCTGGGCTTTGGCAGTGCGTCGATTTCCGCCAAGATCGCGTTGAGTTCGCTCATGTTATATCCTGATCTTCGAGGAACTGTGAGGCTCCGGGGGGGGAGGAAGCCGGACCTGTCCCGGCTTGCCCTTGGGGAGCGCGTCATTCGGCTTGATCGCGGAGCCCGCCATCATCTTGTCGAGCAACTGCCCGACGAGGCCCAGAGCGTCCACTTGGTCATCATGGACACCCACGGGAAAGGACATCATTTCGCTAATGAGATCGGAGCGGTATGGGGCGTCTTGCTTCACATAGAGCCCCTGCATGGCCATTCGTCCCCGGATTGACTGAGCACGGATAGACTTGTCGCCCCTCGTGGGGAACTGCTCACGATACGTTAAAGCTTTGCGTTCAATCATGCGTTTTGTCAAGAACGGCCCGACACCCGACTTGATTTGTCCCGTCTCTTCCGCCCACCCGATCGGCCGCCATTTGAGAACAAGATCGCAAAAAGCTTCAACCCAACCATCTGACGCGGTTTGGCCTCGCCAGAGGTCGAGTAGATACATTCGATCTTCAGGGTCGAGGCCCACCACAATATGGACAGTGTAATCCCCGTCATCAGCAGTAACAGCATAATCAGAGCCGCCATAAATGCGGAGGGTTCGCCGGTCAGGGAGCACGTCATAGGATCTAATCCATTCGCGTTTGAAGTAGTTGCCGGTTTCTGGGCTTGGCTCTTGCTGGTAGAGGGCGGACCACTGGCGGGGCGTCAAGGTCGACTTGATCCGTAGGAGGGCCGGGAGGTCGTATTGATCGGGCCACAAGGGCTCGCCACGCTTGTTGATGGCCGGAAGGTTGAGCCGCCGCCATCCCTCGTGCCGATGGTCACGGATGACCTGTCCGGTTAGATCCTCCTCGTGCCATCGAGTCTGAATAATGATGATCTTGCCCCCAGGCATAAGGCGCGTGTATGCCGTCGAGGTATACCACTCCATGGTGTTCTTGCGGATAAGCTCCGAATCCGCTTCCGCTTGGTTCTTCACGGGGTCGTCAATAATGAGCAGATGGGCGCCGCGGCCCGTCAGAGGCCCGCCCACGCCCACGGCATAGAACGCGCCGGGCTGCTTCAGTTGCCATTCGATCCCGCCGTCTAGCTCCTCCCCGGTCTCTGTCCGGATATGGAATCGCTTGTTCGATCGGCTGTCGTCCGCAAGAGCGACCTGGGGAAACACCCACTTGAAGGTCGGGTCCGCTATTTGGTTCTTGACCTTGCGCCCGAAGTCGTCGGCCAGATCCTGCGAGTAGGTCGCCAGGACCACGTAATGGTCGGGGTTGCGGCCCATATACCACGCGGGGAAGAACTCGCTGGCCAGCATAGACTTGCCGTGCCTGGGCGGCATTGTGATGATAAGCCGATCGAACTCCCCCCGCTCTAGCCGCTCCAATGCGTCCGCAATCATCCTGTGATGGGCGCCCACGCGGTAGTCCGGCCATTGCACCCCGGCATAAGACAGCAGATGGGCGAACGCGTAATCTTGGGGGCGAGGGTTCACCAGTCCTTCGCCTTCATGGGGCCAGGACTCCACACGGGGAGGCCATAGGCCAGAGCAGCGCAAGCGAGTCCAACGTAGGCCGGGGCGCCGCGATCGGACCACGTCGAGATTGAGTTAATAGCGCACCCTAGCTCACGCGCGCAACGGCGGGCGGACCATCGCCGCTCCGCCTTCATCTTGGCCACCCATGCGGAGAAGTCGGCGGGGGTCAAAGCCCCCGCTCCTTCTTTTCCTTCAGATACATTTCGATATTGCTCTTCATCACGCCCCTGCAACGGCGGGCCGCAGTCTTTTCGGTCATTTCCGGGTAGCCCAGTTCCGAGAGGAGGGCGTTCAGGGTGGCGAGGAGTTCTGTCTTGGTCATCTGCTTGCTCCGTTTCGATAATTGATAGTGTCTCATATCTAAGACGAAAGCAAGGGCTAATATCGCATATTTGCTATTTTTCTGCGTTAAGCCGTTCCCTGGCATTCACGGCCATGAGAACCTTGAGGCTCCGCTTGGCCAAATCCTCGATGATCTTCGCGTCTGGGTGCTTCTCATAGCGCGCTACACGGGTTGCTTGGGCCATGACGAGGTAGGCTTCCTCCATGAGAATGGCCAGATGGCTCCGCTTCTTCATGGCTGGGCCAAGTAGGCGACCACGCCCTCAAGCTTAAACTTCATGGCCCGCAATCCGGCGAGTAGCCCCCGATCGGCCGGGGTAGGATGAGTGTCCAATACCCTCTCGACCCTCGCAATCTCTATTTTGAGCATCTCGATAACGTCATTGATTTCGTCTGCCGTCCAATTCTTGTTCATGTCTTAGCCTTGTTCGCGACGAGGGTCAGCATGGGGAGGGCGTTCCTTACCGCCGCGTCCCTCTGTTCCTTAGAGACGTGCTCGATCTGCCCCGCGTGTTGGACGTGGAGCGGAATGACCTTGCCCAGCAGCGAGAGGAACGCCGTAGGGTTCTCTAGCGCCTGTTTCTTGAGGTAGCCCACGAGTCCGCCCTCTGGGCCACGGCCGCCCGCTTCCTCCGCTGCCATGAGGATGCAATCCTTTAGCAGCCGAGTGTTGCGGTTGACGACCCCAGGCTTGCGGCCCCTTGTGTTGGGGTTGGTGCCTTTAAACTTTGGTTCTTGTTTTGCAATATCATTCGCCATCTTAAACCCCGTTCGCCTTTAGCCATTCTTTGCCTGCAGGGGTATGGCTCCAATCCTCTTCGGAATCGCCTGGGGCAAGACCTGTCGTATCAAATGCGTAAAGAAGGTTTGGGGTGTCGGGGGTCCACTGTCTCTCAACTGCGGGATTGAATGCGTAAGTCGTCTTATCCCACTGGGGGGGCTCTTTTGCCGCTTTGATCTGGTCCGCGAGAGATCCGCGTTTGATTTGCTCCTTATAACCGGCGATCGATCGGGGGTCGTAATTTTGTTGAGCCGCTGCCGTACTTGCCATATCGCGGGCCATCTCGCGGGCGTGGTCCTTCCCGGCCTCTAGCTTGGCTTTGTAGAGCGTATCATGGACGATGGCGAGGCGGGTGTGGACTTGCCCGAGGCGAAAGGCCAAGGTTGAAAGCGGCGGATCATCGTGGATCGCGCCGTTCTGAATATCATTCGAGATCGATTGAATCTCTCGCATGAGCTCGTCAATCTGCTTGTAATTCATCTGATTTGACCCTTGCCGCTGTCTACTGTGTCCATGATCCGCTGCGAGGCTTCGCGGAGGCGGATGGATTGAATATGGGCCGTCACCACCACGAGAGCGGCGGCAACCTTGTTTAATATGGCGTCGTTGCCGTGGCCTAAAAGCGGTTCGTTGACGAATGGCGCCAAGTCGGGCGTCTGCCGCAGAACCTCTAATGCGTCGTTGAGGTCTCGCTGATATTCGGCTTCCGTCATGGCTCTGCCCTCCTAATCCTGCCCCGTCCTAACCGAACAAGGGCGCGGCCCTCGTCGGGGTAACGAACCCCCACCATATCCGGCAGAACCTTAACCACCGTCGCCGTGCACCACCAAAACTCCGGGGAGGAGCCCTTCGGCCATCGCCACCGGCTCACCTCGACGCGATCCCCCTTGCTGAATTCCGTCATGGCTTGGTCTGCCGGTTTTCGAACGCTGCGAAGGCGATTCCCGTGGCAACGCCCGCAAGATACAAAAGGCACCCCAGAAACAGCGTCATGTATCTTACCTCAACGGCGGGGCCATCATGCGGAAGTAGCGCACAATGGCGGGGTGAATGGGTTCGCCCTCAACGGTCGTCTCGCCTGTGGCTTCCATGATGATATATCCGGGTAGGATCTTTTCGCCCCGGACTATATCCACCGCGAGGGTTGCGACGAGGTTTCCATCCTCGTCGTGAATCTGTGTCCCCTGGGGGTAGGTGCCGGTCATCCGTCAATCTCCGGAAGCGGGATCCAACGATAAAGGTCTTGATCGTCCATCAGCCCGTATTCATGGCCGATCCAAGCGGAAGCGCGCCCCGTGTAGCGATAGGGTGTCCCCCAGTATCCCACAAACGGGCATTCGCCGGGGTCAACCCATATCAGAATCCGGGTTCCGTCCCTTGGTGCCTCTGAGATTGGTCGCGGTTTCTCAATCATGTGATGGCCCTTAGCTTTGCCGCCCAGGCGGCATCGAAGTCGGCCCGCTCTTTCAAGAGGGCATCGTATTTGCCGGGTACTAGCGGGGGGCGTGGGGTCGGAACGGGAACCGGAGTCGGAACGGGAACCGGAGTCGCGTTCATCCCTAGGGCCGCGTCAATCATCGCCTGCGCG